TTATTATTTCTGGTTATATATACGTCACAACCAGATGATTCTACATTTACTGCGCTTACACCCTGTATTGCTGTTCCAGGTACAGCGCTTGATGGAGTTACCATAACAACCGGAGCACTCCTGAATTTTTTGGGAAATGTCAAATGTCCAGAAGTTGGCTCGTTTGGTTTGGGTGTAATGGCTATCTTCCCTGTCTGTATCATGAACCCACCTAAAGCGGAGTTT